GTGGAACTTCGACAGGCAACGTCGGGAACCTGCCTTGCCCTGGCCTACGAGCGGCTGGAAGAGCGGGCCATCAAAGACAACACGTACAGGAGCTATCTCCAGACTCTCCGGGCACTGGAGATTGAAGACCTTCCCATCGAGAAGGCAACCGTCCGTGAGCTTGGTAGGCGACTCTCCACAGTCATCACTCAGAGCACGCGCCGGAAGCACGCGGTAAACATCCAAGCCTGCCTTGGAATCAAGGTGCCGACACCCGCACCTAAGCAGAAGGTCTATGAGCTTCCGACTGTTCAGGAAGTCCGGGAAGCTTTCGCAGAGAGCAAGTACCGGCCGCACGTCTACGGCATGACCTTTGCCGGTATGCGTATCGGTGAGTCTCTGGTGAACCAGCCCCTCAAGGGCAACGTCGTCAACATCGACAGGCAGAGGACTCCACAGAACGAAATCACCCCCGCCAAGACAACAGGGCCGGTCATCATCCCGGAATGGTTCGCAGAGGAGTACGCCACGTACCAACTCGGCGCAATCAATCACGCCACGGTCTACAGGGGTGTGAAGCGTCGGGCCAAGAAAGAGTTGGGCATCGAATTGAACCCTCACGCGCTGCGCCATCTCTTCGCAACCAATCTCGTCAAGCTTGGGGCACCCCCGGAGGTTCTCAGGCGACAGATGCGGCACCACGACGTTGCCGTATCTCTCCGGTACTACGTGCAGACGACGGAGGATGACATCACGTCAGTCATGGCTAGGTTCGCCTAGAAGCCCTGAGAGCCGCTAGGAGCTTTCGGGGGTACCGAGAGACCTAGGACGGCTCAGAGGCCCGGAGACAGGCGCACAGAGCCTCAGAGGCAAGCAAGAGCCCCGGATACCCACCGAGTTGGAAGGGTCCGGGGCTCTTTGCTGTGTGTGGTCACTTGTACAGCTCAAACCAAACCGTCTTGCCGTGCAGGTAGTTGCCGTGCCCGTCGTTGAACACCCTGTGCCTAGCACCCCACTTATCAGCAAGATGGGTCACAAGGAGAAGTCCTCTGCCGCTCTCGGCCTCATCGGCGGTAATGGTCACAATGGGCTCTTCGGCGGACGCATCGTCCACTTCAATCCTGAGCCTGTCCGGATAGAGCATCCATCGAGTTGGAACCAACCTGTCCGGGGGACAGAAGCGGAGAGCGTTAGAGAACAGCTCCATGAAGAGAAGGCTTGCGCTCTCCTCATAGCCGGACGCGTCTCTACCGGCCAGCCACTTTCTGAGAATCTTCCGGGACAGTGGCGCGCACGCTTCGCTGCAATGCCAACGCCATTCCTTGATATCCGGTTTTTCTGTATCCTCCGGCACTGTGGTTTTCACGTGCGCTCCCTGGGGCCTCTGTCGCTTCCCCAGAAGGCTAGAGACACTGTGCAGAGCGACCTACCCAGTTTCCTGTTCGCGCAAGAAGTCGTCTTGCACGCTTCCCAGCATCGAACGCATGTCGTCGCCGGTCAGGGCTACAGAGGCGAACCCCTCGAACTTCTTAACGTATTGGGAAACGTCCCTCGGGTCTGTGACCACAAGCTCAGCATGGACAGTCTCGACTGTGACTGTCCTGTCATCCCGGATGACGAACGCGTGATTGGCAATGTCCTTCTGTTCCGCAGCAAAGGGGACTACCCGCATGTCAATGTTGGGCAGACGAGATAGGGCAATCAGCCTGCCTATCTGCTCAGCCATCCTCGGGGCAGACACGATGCGCCAACGCAACACATTCTCAGTGATGACGAAGTGCAGCTCTTTGGTTGAGTCGTAGAGCACCTGTTGCCGTTCAAGCCTGGCGGTTGTGGTGCGAGTGAGTACGTCCTCAGTGAGGTCATGCCGAGACAGGATTGCCCGGATGTACTCAGGGGTTTGCAGGAGTCCGGGAATCAGAGCCGGTTGGAACAGACGCAGCAGCGTCATTTGAGATTCAAGAGCCCTGGTCTGCTGCTGAGCCTTATGGACTCCCATACGCCGGACAAGTCGCCAAGCCGTTGTTTCCGTCGTAGAAGCTCGGACAACTCCCAGGTATTCGGACTTGACCTCATCAGAGACACCGATTGCCGTAAGGATGCTCTCTACGTCAGCAACCGATGGGGCAGTCTTGCCCGTTTCAATCTTGCTCAGCTTGCTTGTGGACATGAGTGCACTGCGGGCCACGGCCTTGGCTTCCTTCCCGGATGCCTGCCGTAGTGCCCGCAGTGCGGCCCCTAGCTCTCCTCTGTTCACCCCTCGTACTTCGCCCACCATTCGGGGAACGGGACAGCCTGAGAGAGTGCCCTGTCCCGGTATTCGATGAACTCCTGTGCCCGGCTTTCGGGAAGAACCTCAGACCCCGTGAATGCGCCGTTGTCGTCGTAGCTCATGACAGCAGCACTCAAGGAATCGAAGAGCCAGAAGTCTCCTACGCCTTCAAGCGGGTTGGGCTTCCCGGTGGTGTCGAGAATGAAGAACTCTTCTCCACCCGTCGCGTTCTTCCGGTAGCCCCACCCAAGTTCAAACCGGAGATACGGAGTGAGAGGGCGAGACAGGATGTGCACGCGATAGACGCGCTTGCCCTTGCTGGTGTGAGAGAGGAGTTCCGAGACCCAACCTTCGTTGTAGTCATCCGGCTGAGACTCCCCGGCAAGGAACGCTCTATAGGCGTCCGTGTTCCCGGAGTTGCTGTAATCGTCCAGAGTCTCAAGCCGGAACGCTTCCCGCTCGAACGCGTCGAAGAGTTCAGCGAGGCTCTTAGATGAGCCCATCGGCAATTGCCTTCCTGATGAGTTCCACGGGGAGTTCAACCACCGTTTCGTGTCCGGGAATCTGTAGCCCGTGGTCAGTCGGAGTCTCACCCTGGAAAAGGAGCGTGCCCCTGTCCGTCGCGTAGATGGTGGGGCAGTCCTTGACGTCACAGGTACTCGCAAGCTTGGTCACCTTCATGGGGTTCCCTCCCTGGTCTGCTGCGGTCGTGTCCTGCCCGATGCTGGCCAGCACCAACCCCCGGGCACAAGGGAGTTGCGTTGCCACAACAGGAAACCGGCTCGACAGGGGCTCTGAGGGGTGCTTGTCGGCTCTCGGGACCAGGACGGCACCCAACGGGCCCTCAGAGAGCCACACAGGCCCGCTCAGCCGACAGGGGGTCAAGACGCGGCAGAGGCCCGACTGTTGCCGACAGCCGGGCCTCTGGCATGTCCGGAGCGCTTACGCGTCTGCCGACTCCTGCTGTGCCTTCTCGTACTGAGCAATGACGGAGTGAGGGACACGACCCTTTGCGTTGACCTCAATTCCGTTCTCCTGAGCCCAAGCGCGAACCTTGGCAGGGTCAGGGCCGGTAGTGGCCTGAGTCGGAATGGTCTGCCCCGAGTTGGTGACGCGCTCAGCCACGTCAAGATAGGGAGAGAGGAGCTTGGAAAACTCTTCCTTCTCGCCTTCTGTCAAGTCGACGGTGTAGCTGATGCCATCAAAGGAAAAAGCAACGGTCTCAGCGTCCGGCTCTCCCGACAGGTCACTCTCTACGATTACGCGCTTTGCCACGTTCTCTCTCCCGTTGTCGTGATGGGAGCAAGAGAATATCAGACCCCACTGACAGAGCGCCCCGAGAAGGCCCCTGCGCTTTTATCTAAGCGCCTCTGAATTTCTCCGATAGGGCCAGGCCGGCTGAGATATTCCGGGTTTATCAAAAGGGCTCAGGAAAGGCGGACTGACTTGACATCCGTGGTACTCTATAAGAGTCAAGAAGAAGACGAGGAAAGGCCCGTAGGGTGGCCCCCATAACTTGACATAAAGCCTGCCAGATGGTAAGGTAGTAGTAGTTAGAAAACGTTGGGCAAGAACGTTGGAAGGTTACCTAGGAATACTCTTCAAAGCTCAGACTTTCGAAGTCTTCATAGAACCCCCGGATACGGTGCTTGCCCCACCATCCGGGGGTTTCTTTATTTTCGGGGAACCCCCACCTTATAGGTCTGACAGGGATACAGAGCACGCTCTAGATTCCCGCCGCTAGGAGACAGCCAACGTCGTCTAGTGGATACGGCAAGAGGCGGGATTGTTCTCCTAGTAACGAACCTCTTGTGTGTCACCCCGAAATGGCAGGAAGTGGGGAGGGTCCTTAGCCGGACCGAGACCGGGATTTGAACAGCGACCGCATGGCATGACGGGCGTCCCGGAATGAAGTCAGACCCAATCAACTAATCATTGATTGCCTCCCCCTGTTGAGTCATGCCTAAAAACAAAGCTTCTAAGAAATTAGTCAACCGCCCTACGGGCGGGAGGGGCTAAAGCCCCTCAAGAGAGTATCTAACAAGTAAGAGCAAAGATAGAAGGGTCATCATCCTTCCTTTGCTACCAACTAGGAAAGGTCTACGCGACCGATAGGGAGCGTGCGCCGCAGGCAAACATAAGGAGTAAGGATGATTGAGGAAGAGGGGGAGTACGGCTACACAGAGGACGGTTACCTAGTAGACGTGCAAACCAATGTCGTTGATGTAGAAGACTGACGACACCCGAGAGGACACAAAGACAAAGTGTCCTCAAGCTATCCCCGAGAAGGGAGACAAGAAAATACAGGAGTTGTAAGACATGAATGGATTGAGTAAGACAAGCAAGACAGCGTTTGGGCTAGTCCTTTTGGTAGCACTGACGTTGTCCTGGTGGAGTCTCTACACGCTTGCGGTAGAGAGCTTTGGAGTCCCCAAGCTATTGGCGGCGGGTATCTCGGTTGCCTTTGATGGTGCTGCCCTGGTCTGTGCAGACCTAGCAAGCAAATACGCGAGAAGTCCGGACAGTGGCCTAGGGACAAGGCTGGCAACGTATGCACTCATTGGAACGTCAGCCTTCCTGAACGTAAGCCATGCTCAGTTGCTCGGATATGGCTTGGCTGGACAGGTTCTCTTTGGAGCACCGCCCGTCATTGCTGGTGTCCTCTTTGAGTTGGGTCTCAAGTGGGAGCACAGACAGTCTCTGAGAGCCAGAGGACGTGTCGCGGAAGCCATGCCGGTATTCGGCCGGTTGAGTTGGCTGATGTTCCCCAGGAAGACACTCAAGGGATTCCGGCTTGTCCTGCTGTCTCGCCTTGAGGACACAGTGCGTCGCTCTGTGCCGACACCGGAGCTGGGGGAGGACAGACACCAGGACAGTCCCTCAGAGCCTCTGAGACAGGCTGAGACAGCCACAGAGGCCGGACAGGACACCCGAGACACGACAGGGACAGCGAGCGTCGCTCCGGAGAATCGCTCTGAGACAAGCGAAATGGGTCTGGCGACACCTGAGACACCCTCAGCCAAGACGCTTGAGACACAGTTCCCTGAAGTGTCCTCAGACATGAGCATTGCCAAGCTGGTTGCTCTCTTCCATGACCAGGGAGTCACGGACAGAGAAGCACTCAGAGAGAAGGTGTCCGCAGTAAAGGGCACAGAGATTCCCAAAGGCACCATCAACAAGAGCCTTAGCCGTATGAAGTGATGACCAGCCGTCCGGAGAAGCCGGGCGGCTCTACCTGAAAGAAGGAACATGACCACACTACTAATCTGCCTTGCAGCCGTACTCATCGCGTACTACTCAGGCAAGAAGAAGGGATTTGAGCTAGGAAGAAAGGAAGCGTCTCAATACGTGATTGAGATTCGGAAGAAGTGAAGACATGCAACACATGCCAAGAGAGCAAGCAAGAGGCTGAGTTCAGTAAGAACAGCAAGACACCGGACGGCTTGCAGTACAAGTGCCGACAGTGCCAAGCGGACTACTACCGGCAATGGCGTAAGGCCAACCCGCACAAGGCTAGAGAACGCTCCTTGGAGAGTAAAAGTCGGCTCTTGGAGAGACAGCCGGACTACTACAAGGAATACAGCCGGGATTACTACAAGAAGCACAGTGCGACAGAGGAAGGAAGGGAAGAGTACAGACGTAGGGCATTGGCTTGGTACTACCGCAACAGGGCCAAAGAGAAGGAAATCGAATAACCCGAGCCGGCTCGGGGTTTCTATTTGAATTGGGAAACGAATTCAGATATACTCGAAGAGTAGACAAAGGGTACTCATCCCGTTTGTGTCTACAACTCCTTCAAATTAATATGTGAGACCCCGGCGGGAATGCCAATGTGGTTAGGCTCTCCTCTACCGCCGGGGTTTTCTTATACCCCGTACTGATGTGACGCACTAACTAGTTGAAGCTCAAGAAAAACGGCGGGGTTTGAGAGAGGAAGAATGACAGGAACAAGAGACAGCATCTATACGAGAGAAGCACTCTCGGAGAGGGAAGTCGAATACATCAGAGAAAGGATGCGAACAGAAGAGAGACCAGACCCTAGCTTCATTGCAAGAGAGCTAGGCGTAAGACCCCAACAGGTAAGCCGTCTCATTGACGCTTTGAGATACATCGAGAAGATGGCTAACCAGACACCTTGAGAAGAGGAGAATACGTAATACCAGGGTCTCGCGTGTTCGTAAATCAAGAAAATCGTGAATCAGAAGAAGTATACAAACGAGGAAAAGCTCGCATACCTAGAACTAGCCTCCGAATTGGGACATAACCGAGCAAGACGTGAGCTTGGCTATCCAAACTCTTGGAACACCGGAAACAGGTGGGCAACGGAACTAGGGGTTGATGTCAGCCTAGACGCACTCAAGAGCCGTGCCGCAGCACATAGAGAGTGGTATGGGGATGTTGAGCACATGGAGGCTCTACAGAGCCTGATTGACCGTTCCTTGGAGGTAGTAGAGGAAAAGGCAGATATCACAGCAGATGAGTTGAACAAGCTATCTTCTGCCCTAACCAAGGCTATTGATAAGCAAAGGGTCATTCAGGGCAAGGCAACCAACCGCACGGCAACCGAGGAAGTCTCGGCAGAGGGCGACGTGTTCTCAGGGCTCTTGAAGGCACTTGAGAGCAACGACCAGAACCCCGCCGGACAGAGTGACCGGGGCGCATAGGCGAACGGCGCAGCGAGGTTCACAGCGACTCTTTGTAGCACGGTTTGTACTAGGGGTAGTTGCCGGCCTAGCTCGGGCAATACAAACATTGCTACAAAGTCTGTGTCGGCAAGAGCCTGTCTCAGTTGGCGTGCAACTCATGCACACACGCCCTTGACCAGCGGCTATCTACAGGAAGGAAGAAACCAGAACAAACAATGAAACTAGACACTTATGTAAGAAGTCTCCCAAAGGAGGTAAGAGAAGACCTAGGCACCCGAGAGGGCAGGATTAGGCAGACAAGGAACAGACCTCTGCTCTTTGTCCTTTTGTACATGTCTCACCACATCACCAATGACTCAGGTGAGATGAGCCTTAGTGAGTTCCATTCGGCGTTGCTCGATTACGCAGTCTCTTGGACTGAGCCACTCACTAAGGAAATGGAGAGTCGAGACGCTTTCATTGCTCCGCGCAATGGAGGCAAGAGCACATGGCTATTCCTTCTCTTGCCTATGTGGGCCGCAGCACACGGACACATCACGTTCGTTGCAGCGTTCGCGGACAGTGCCGCTCAGGCTGAAGAGCACCTACAGACGTTCAAGACAGAGCTAGACAGCAACAGAGACCTAGCCAGGGACTTCCCTAGCCTCTGTGCCCCTCTGACTGGCCAGAGGAAGAACACGCCGATTGCTCAGTCTCGTGACCTCATCCGGCAGGCTAACGGCTTTGCCTTTATCGCTAAGGGTGCGGACTCAAAGACACTCGGCATGAAGATTGGAAAGACGAGACCTGAGCTTATCCTCTTTGATGACATTGAACCTCAAGAGGCTAACTACTCAGAGAATGAAGCATTGAAGCGCAAGGGAACGCTTCTGAATGCCATTCTGCCTATGAACATCAGGGCGCGGGTTATCTTTGCAGGAACTACGACCATGCCCAACTCAATCATTGACCAGATGAGAATGGTTGAAGAGAAGCAAAGGGAGTACCTAGAGGAAAAGGGGTACCATGCTGAATCCTCTAGCGAATTGAATTACCGCGAATGTAAAAGCGGTACTAATGAATTCAATTCGAATTCGCCTATATCTACACCCAATCTATATACAGAAAATTTTGAAAATTGGGAGCGGGAGTTCTACGACTCTCTAGACCCTGACTTGCGTTGGGTGCTTGATGAGCGCATCAGGGTTCACTACTTCCCGGTTGTACTGAAGAACCCCGATGGCTCGGAACGTTCTCTATGGCCTGAGTTCTGGTCTATGGAGTACATCAACGCTTACCGGCATACGCGTTCCTTTGCCATGAACCTCATGAACCGGCCGGTTTCCCTTGATGCTGCTTACTGGCAAGACTCAGACATCAACATTGGTGAACCCGCCGGGGGTTATGGAAACACACTCCTTGTCGTTGACCCTGCTGTCACGACTAAGAAGCGCTCTGACTACACAGGAATTGCTGTTGTCTCCAGAGGCTTGGATGCTGAGGGGAAGCCAGAGAATCGCCTCTATGTGCGTTACGCGGAACAGCACAAGGTAAGTCCCGGCCCTGAGCTGAAAGAGCTTGTGACAGAACTCTGTGAGCGCTACGGGGCCAAGGTTGTCTATGTCGAGTCGAACCAGGGTGGCGACGTCTGGAAATCCGTCTTCAACGGGATTCCGGCAAAGCTCAGACTTCAGCGGGCAACTGAGAGCAAGGAGCTAAGGGCTACGCATACCCTTGACCACTATCAGAAGAAGAACGTTTTCCATGTGGCTCACTTTGAGTCTCTGCTGACTCAGATGTATGCCTTTCCTCGGATTACTCATGATGACGTGGTGGACGCCGTTTGTTCCGGGGTTCTGTACTTCCTCGGTAAGCCTCAAGTGCAGGTAAGCATTAAGGCTCAGAGCTACATCTGAAACCCGGCCGGAGTTTGGTTCGGAATTGTTTATCTAAACTCCGAGCCGGCTCGGCCTGTAAATTGCAATTAGAAAGGAATTCCCTTATACTTCTAGAGAAGGGATAAATAACCAAAGACATTGACAGACCTAACCCTAGCGGTTAACGAGATTCTCGACAGGAGAAGCGAATACCAGACCGCACAAGAATACTATGAGGGAACCGCCGAGGAAGTTTATACAACGGCGGCCATCAAGCGCGCTTTGAGGAAGACCGTTAACCGGTTCCGCCTCAACTTTGCAGCGACACCCGTTGATACGGTGAATAACCGCCTAGAGATTGCCTCTGTGTCCGCCATTTCAGAGGAAGCGGGCAGCTATCTCGACAAGGTATGGGCGTCCAATGAATTGACCCTAGAGGTTGGGGAGATTCACAAGAACGCTCTGATTTACGGTGACGCCTATCTCATTGTCTGGCCTGTGGACGATGTCCTACAGGTCTATTACAACTCTCCTTTGACTACGGTTGTTCTCTACGATGAGGAGAATCCCCGCCTAAAGCGTGTTGCCGCTAAGGTCTGGGAAAGAGTCGTTGACGGTAAGACCAGTACCCGCGTGAATCTCTACTACGCGGACAGGCTAGAGAAGTACATCAGCCTTGGGGAGAGACTTCCTCAGACACCAAAGGACTCCGACTTTGTTCCGTTCGTTGATGAGACGACGGACGCCAACGGAGTCATGGTTCATGGTCTGGGGGAAATCCCGGTCTTCCATTTCCGCACTGAGAGGCCAAAGGGTAAGCCGGAGCACCTAAACGCGTATGGCGCTCAGGACATGATTAACAAGCTGGTCGTTATGCAGATGGCTAGCGTTGATTTCCACGGCTTCCCTCAGAGAATCGCTCTATCGCAAGAGGGTTCATCTGAAAGTGCCGACTTTGGCGGGGATAGCAAGGCTGGTCTTTCCGGCAACCCCGGTGACTTGGCCATCCTCAAGGGCATCAAGGAAGTCAAGGAGTTCAAGCCCTCTGACGCCTCTACATTCCTTGAGCCTCTAAAGGCGTATGTCCGTTCAATGGCTAGCACCACATCAACGCCACTGCACTACTTTGAGCCGACCGGAAATGTCCCATCGGGTGAGGCTCTAAGAGTTGCAGAAGCGCCATTGGTGAAGAAGGTCAGAGTTCGTCAACTCAGCCTTGGCTCTACATGGCGAGAAGTGTTCACGTTCATTCTCCGCGACGGAGGATTTAACGAGGACGTACAGATTCATTGGAAGCCTGTAGAAACCTTCGATACCAAAGAGGCAATGGAGATTGCCCGCATCAAGGTGCAGATTGGCATTCCGCCTGAACAAGTCGCCGCAGAGATGGGATACGACGTAGCGCTTATCAGGACTTGGACTATGAGACCGAGTGTAGGAATCCAGCCGGGCAATGACATTCCCGGAAACACAGAAGCACACGACTTGCAGCCGAATACGGCGGGGGTTCCGGATACCCCCAATGAGAAGGCGGCATGAACGAGGAAGTCAACGACAAGATTCGAGAGCTAAAGGCAGAGGTCTACAAGAAGCGTCTTCTTGACGAGCTGAAGCTAGCGGCAGAACGATTCGAAAGACTTGGGTACACCGTATCCATTTCCATCACGCCAGTAGATACCGAGACGGAGGATAAGAAGTGACGGAACAGCAGGACAGACCAAATGACATTGAGGCTATGCAGTCGGCTCTACAGAAGGCGAACGCAGAGGCTCAGAAGCACAGAGAGCAGAGGAACACCTACCGGGGTCTAGCAACCCGCCTAATGGCTGAGAAGACGCTCTCAGAGGCAGGCTTGACCAACTCCAAGGTTGCTAAGTATCTCGACTTCTCACAAGTGACCGTGACGGACACAGGAGAGCTTGAGGGACTTACAGAACAGCTTGAAGCGCTAAAGGTAGACCTCCCCGAACTATTCGGGGTTACCAAGCGAGTCTCAGGCGGGGGAGACGCGGCAGACAAGCCGCCGGTAAGCGCTAGGCCGAAGTCGTCTGCGGAGATTATTGCTCAGCAGATGAATAGCTAACCGCTAAACAACTTAATTGGGTGTCTGTGAACACCTGAGGGATATCTCTTCGGAGGTCTCCCGGACAAATACATTTTATTGGAGCACTAGAGAAAGATGGCACATGTAAATGCCGATGCGTGGATTCCGGAGGAGTATGACTCAGAAGTAGTCACGCGCGTTAATCAGAACTCGGCCGTTGAGGCTCTTGCAAAGCGCAAGGTAATGGGTTCAAACACTATTGAGGTTCCCCGCATGGGAGCCGTAAGCGTTGACGTTGTTGCAAAGGGTACGGATTACACCGACGCTGAGCCAACGCTAGACGTTGTAACGCTAACCACTCGCAAGTTTGGTAAGACGTTCACGATTACTGAGGAAGACCTAGGCGACACCCTTGCGGATGTTGTTACGGGGTATCAGAACGAATGGGCAGTCTCTTACGCACGTAAGCTAGACAATGCTGCCCTTGCTTGCACCGGTACTGAGAATGGCGGAACCGTTCCGTTCACCTCTCTTTACAAGGCTGCGGGCTCAGGACAGAAGGTGAAGACGGCCGGTGCGGTTACATACGCATTGCTGTCTCAGGTGTTCGGAGTCTACGAGAGTGGAGACTACGCGAATGACGCTGACACGGTTGTAATTGCTCACCAGTCATTCAAGAGCGTTTTCCGTGGAATCCTTGACAACAACAACCGCCCTATCTTTGTTGAGGGTCTAGCGGGTACACCTTCCACCCTCTTTGACATTCCAGTTCAGTTCTCCTACGGACTAAAGCTGTCCGCGACTGCTACTGATTCCCCAACGGGAACGGTCGGCGCTCAGGGAACGGCCGGTAACCCAATCCTAGTGGTTGGTAATCGTCAGCACCTTCTTTTGGGTGTTCGTTCCGGTCCTGAGTCACTAGTCGGTGAAGAGTTCCGTTCCGATGAGAAGATTCTCAAGGTTCGCGCCCGCCGTGGATTTGCGGTAACGCGTCCAGAGGCATTCGGAATCCTTGAGGTAACCACTTCCTAAGCCCTTCTTAGGAAAGATTGCAAGGGGTGAGGTTTTCGAGCCTCACCCCTTCTCTCATGAAAGGAGAGTGAACAAGTTTGTACGCAACGATTAGTGATGTCTATGAAATCGCGGGGGTTACCGTTGACACTGCTGCCTTGACTAAGGCTCAGGCAATCATCGAGACGGCATCTGGAAGACCCTCAGAGCTAGTAGCGGACGAAACAGATGTCTTGTGGCTCAGAAAGGCTGTCGCCTATCAGTGTGCCTACATGGATGAAGACCCTACGGCAGTCTATGAACAGCCCAACATGGAGTCAGTGACTCAGGGACAGAACAAGATGGTCTTTGGTGATAAGGCTGTTTGGTTGGCTCCACTAGCTCAGAGAGCTATTGGCAATGTGTCATGGCAGAGAAGCCGCATTGTTGGGTCAGAGCCATTCGACTACTGCAAGGAACAGTGGCGACAGGACGTGCAGACTGCCCGGATGCGCAATAGGTGGTGGCACTGGTGAGAACTATGGCCATGAAGCGCTATGAGCTACGGGCAGAGGTCTATACGGCCACCTGGATTCAGAACCCCGATACAGGGGCCTTTGTCTATGACTATGACTACAACAGTCCAACGGTCATCAAGTGCACGGGTGGCTCAGTAAGGCCGTGGCAGTCCGTGCAGGACTTTGGAGAGGTCTACCGGTACAGGGACTATGTGGAGCTGTTCAGCCCTACAGCGGTGCCCGTGGAAGGCCGGATTGGCAGAGTGGAGAACAAGGCCGGTGCAGTCCTCTGGAAGTACGACGACGGGCGAGACACCCTCTTCGATGTGTTCGGATGCTTCCCGGTCAATGACCTCAACGGCAGGACTACGGACTACCGCATCTTGCTTTCTAGGGTCGTAGTGGACGACAGATAA